AGCTACTTACGAACAAGCTAAGACTTTCTCCGAAAGTGTTCAGGAAGGTTCTGTTGAAGTCAAGCACCAACAAACCGAAGGTGCTTCTAACGAACAAATACCGTTTTAAAGAGGCGGCCGCGTAGGGGTGATGGTTTTCCGAACAGTGGATTTAAAGATATTAGTCCATCGCCCCACCTTATGGGAGATATTATGTCGTTAGTAGAGAAATTTGCCACTATCTTTGACGGTCTGCAACTAGCGTATGGCACGTTTAAGATAGATAAGAAGCAATTAAATGGTAAGAGCACGGGCCGAGCCGCCATCATACGCGAGCCACGGACCACAGAGCTATGGGAAGGACACTTGTCTGGAAAAGGACGAGGGGTTGGTATTATACCCATAAACGAAGACAATAAGTGTGTTTGGGGGTGTATTGATGTAGATCAGTACCCCTTAGACCACAAACTTTTAATAGAAAAGATACGAAAGATTAAACTGCCTTTGGTAATATGCCGTTCCAAATCAGGCGGAGCGCATTGTTTTCTGTTTTCTACAGAACAAATAGATGCAAAAGATATGCAGTCTACCCTACAGCAGATGTCTGCCGCTCTCGGGTATGGGGGTAGTGAGATATTTCCAAAGCAGATAAAATTACATTTAGACCGTGATGATGTGGGTAATTTCCTAAACCTGCCGTACTACGATGCCGAGGATGGTCTACGGTATGCTATCAAAGATGACGGTACAAGTGCTACTCTCGAAGAGTTTATAGAACTGTATGAAGAGTATAAGCAGACCCCCGAACAGATACAAAAGCTACAGACGGGTGAAATAAAAGAACAACAGCCCCTGAAAGACGGACCACCGTGCTTACAGATACTATCGCAGAACAAAATATCTGAGGGTGGACGGAACAACGGCTTATTTAACCTTGGCGTTTATCTGCGCAAAGCCTACCCCGATAGTTGGGAAACAGAGATATTGACATACAATATGCAGTATCTTGACCCGCCTTTGCCTCTTAGTGAGGTTAATATCGTGGCAAAACAGTTAGAACGCAAAGAATATGCCTACAAATGTGGTGATGCCCCTATCAATGCGTACTGCAACAAAACTCTATGCCTTACCCGAAAACACGGGGTAGGGGCGGCGGTACAAGGCGCGGTGATTGCTAATCTACGCAAATACAACTCTATCCCGCCCGTATGGTTTCTCGATGTTAATGGTGAGCCCTTGGAGATGGATACCGATGGTCTTCTTAATCAGGCTATCTTTCAACGGTCTTGTATGGAGCAACTTAACTTTATGCCCCGTTCCGTTGCTCGCACAGCATGGGAAGGTAGAATAGGCGCCTTAATGCAAGAGATGAAGGATAATGAGAGCGCTATCATAGATGTGGCACAAGATGCCAGTATTAGCGGTCAGTTCTACGACCATCTGGAAGAGTTCTGTCAGAATATGCAACAAGCAGAAGACAAGGAAGAGATACTGTTGAAGCGACCATGGACAGATGATGAGGAGAAGAAAACGTACTTTCGACTAAAGGACTTTGACAGCTTTCTCAAGCGCAATAAGTTCTTTGACTATAAAGCACACAAGATAGCCCAACGTTTACGGGACTTAGGGGGTGAAAGTTCTCAGATAAAAATTAAAGGACGGTCCGTAAGAGTCTGGAAGATACCGTCTTACGATGCGGTAGATGTGGAGCTTTCCGCTCCTGAATTTGGTGGTAATGAAAACAAAGAGGTATTTTAATGTTAAAAGCAGATGGTTTAGATAAAGCGTTTATGGGCGTAGCTTCTCGTTTTGGAATGGACGATGTATTTGCCTATGATCTGGATAAAGTTTTAAAGATACTAATAGAACGCGATGGTATGTCCCCAGACGAAGCCCAAGAATGGTTTGATTATAACATTATCGGCGCATGGGTAGGGGATAAGACCCCTTTATTTGTAAAAAGATATAACAGTATAGAGGATGCAGTAGATGACCTCGACCTTTAAAGAACGAAACCTTGAGATGCACAGGCTCCGAAAGGAAAGAGCCATGACCCTTACCGCCATAGGTAAGCGTTACGGACTAACACGGGAGCGTGTGCGTGTAATAGTTAATAAAGTAGAAGAGCAGAATGCAAACAAAGATATTCAGGATATACGGACCACCGGGAACAGGGAAGACAACAGCCCTGTTGAATAAAGTGGACGAAGCTCTTGGACAAGGCATTCCGCCCTCAAAAATAGGGTACTTTGCTTTTACCCGCCAAGCGGCTTATGAAGCTTCCGAAAGAGCGTGTCAGAGATTTGGCCTTGAAGAGGGTCAATTACCGTGGTTTCGCACCCTTCACAGCTTTGCCTTACGGCTGTCGGGCATAAAAGCCGAACAGGTGATGCAGACCGAACATTATAGGGAGCTGTCTGAGGCCATCGGTATTAAATTAATGCCTGATAATACAAACGGTGACGATAATATATTTGAGTCCAATGCTCAAGCCGACCCTTATCTCAGCATTATAAACCTTGCACGGTTGAAAAAGATCCCTTTACGCAAGCAATACAACCAATCAAACAGCAACATCGACTGGTTAAGCCTGTCCTACGTCGCACGGTCCATGCAGAGTTACAAGAACAGGCTACGCGTGTATGATTTTACAGATATGCTAGAAGTGTTTGTAAAAGAAAGTTCTGTATTCTGCCCCAATCTCAGCGTTAGTTTTATCGACGAAGCTCAGGATTTATCCCCCCTACAATGGGATGTTGCACATATTATAGAGCAGCATTCGGACAAAATATACTGTGCGGGGGACGATGACCAAGCCATATACAAGTGGGCGGGGGCAGATGTAGAACATTTTATCGGGCTGAATGGGGGCTACGAAGTATTAGAGCAATCGTATCGCGTACCACGCAACGTGCATCCCTTGGCCTCCCGTATCTCCAAGCGCATACACAAGCGTGTCCCAAAGAGTTATCTGCCTCGCCAAGAGGACGGTATAGTAAAGCGTATTAATGATACGTCTGATTTGGATATGTCAGAGGGCACATGGCTTGTATTAGCTCAGGCTAATTACTTCTTACACGGCGTTATAGATAATTTACGTTCTCAAGGATATCTATTTGCGTATCACGGCAAACGGTCCATATCACAAAAGATAAGCGAAGCGGTTAATGGATGGGAGCAGATGCGAAAGGGTAAGTATATCTCCGCCCCCGTAGCGCGAGTGGTCTATACCTATATGTCGGTCAATAAAAGAATAAAAAAGGGCTATAAAAAGCTACCTCATCTTGTAGATGATGATACAGTATGTTTGGAAGATTTACGCAAAACACATGGATTACTGGCAACAAAAGATATGATTTGGCACGAAGCCATGGATAGAATACCAGATGGAGAGCGGGCTTACGTCACCGCTTTACTGCGACGCGGAGAGAAATTTAACGGTACGCCCCGTATAACATTGTCCACGATTCACGGTTCTAAGGGCGGTGAAGCCGATAATGTTGTACTGTTTACCGATGTATCCCCCGCCGCTTCACAATCCGCAGAGCAAGACCCAGATGAATTGCACCGCGTATTCTACGTTGGCGTAACAAGAACAAAAGAAAATCTATATTTAATCGAGCCAGAAGACGCATTGAGGAGTTACACAATATGAACAGGAAAGAAATACTAGCAAAAGCCGAGAAGATGATTAACGGCCCACGGGCCAAAGCTTACGGCGATGCTCACGAAAACCACAAACGTATAGCTAAGATGTGGTCAGTAATACTCGAAAGAGAGGTTACCGTATCACAAGCCTACCAATGTATGATAGCCGTGAAGCTGTCCCGCCTGATAGAAACGCCTGACCATGAGGACAGTTGGCTCGATATCTGTGGCTACGGCGCCCTTGGTGGAGAAAAGTAATGCCCTTACAGTTAGCGTTTGACACGCCAAAGTCTGAATGGGTGCCCCCAAACGAGCTTCCTAATATATTTGAAGCCAAACAAATAGCCGTAGATGTCGAAACACGCGACCCTAATATCAAAACACTCGGGCCGGGATGGGCTAGAAACGATGGAGAGGTTGTCGGCTATGCTATCGCGGTTGACGGATGGTCTGGTTACATACCCATACGACACAAATATGGCGGTAATCTTGATGAACGCATTGTTAACAAATGGCTCAAGAAAGTCTTTGAGAGCCCCGCCGATAAAATTATGCACAACGCTCAATACGATGCGGGATGGATACGTCGTATGGGCTTCACGCTCAACGGACGTATAATAGATACCATGCTTATCTCCGCGTTACTGGATGAAAACCGCTTTAGTTACAGCCTCAATGCGCTCGCTTACGACCATCTGGGTAAGGTAAAATCCGAAAAGGGCCTGACAGAAGCCGCTAGAAGCTTTGGACT